TTAAACAAATCTTCCGTATGGATTGGTATTGTATCCTTTCGAATTTAGCACACCAGCTTTCATCCAACGACGTTCACCTGTTGAAGCACTAATCCAACTAATCCAAACGAATCCTTCACGTTTTACATATCCGTCGTATTGAACGGACATTCCGTTAGAGTAGTACAATCCAGTATCAATGCCTTTTTCTGTAGGTGCTTTTCTAATCTTTAAAGTAGTGTTTGGATAGAATGTAGCACTTTCTCTATTAAAATCAGAAGGAATACTGTTTAATACAGTCGGTGTTGATTGAGCACTTCCTCCAGGAATATGAGGGTCTGTATCAATACCTGTATCATTTGTCCACCCGATAGCTACTCCATTACGATCTACACGATACGGATATTTAGCACCTTTAATCACTCGTCCAATTGTTCCATTCCAATCACCTTTATAAACTTTACCTGTACCATAGCAATTGACACTTAATGTATTTGTGCAGATAGGTGTACTAACTGAGTACTTCTCACCACTTGGAGCGCTTGGAGTACTTGGTTGTGTTGGAGCTACAGTTTGACCATCCAATCTAGCATTTACTTCTTGTGCTAACTGTGGCATTTTCGAATGCAAATAAGGGCCCGGACAAGCGGTCGCAGTAAACATTCTATGTTCGGTTAAGCTGCCATTCGCATTACCAGTATAATTCAATCTGAATCCATATCGTTTACATACATCCACGCATAGATTTACCAATGCATTCCATGCTTTTGGTGAGATTGTCCACGTATCTGTATTATCGTTAGCAATTTCAATTGTAATTGATTGACAATCATTGTAGTAATTACTTGATGTCCATGCACGATTTTCTTCATCTACATTTGCAACAATTGTACCATCTGAACCAATACAGTAGTTGGCACTAGCTTCCCTTCCAGCTACCTGAAATGATCTAGCACAAGTCTCTGCTGACCATTTACAAGCCATATGATGCGGTGTAATCTTACATACTTTGTAACCTCCTCTACCGCGCATATAGTTGTCTGCACTTGCAGGAATGTATTTACTCGCTAACTTTGAGTAAGACATTCATCTTCACCTTCTTCTTTTCCGTTCGACAGTTCTGCTTTTGCTTCTTCTGGCAAATCATCATAATCTACTACTTTTTCTTTATCACTCATTATTATTCCTCCTCTGGTACACTAATTTCAGGCAATCCGCCAATACTAGTTAATAACGAAACAACACCCGACAAAACCGCAGACGAAATTACAACTCGCCAATCAACGGCTTCCAATAATGCAGATGCTCCAATGACTCCTACTGCTGTCTGAGCAATTGTTTTTAATGCTCTAACACTAGCGTAATAGCCATATTGGACCCACCATTCTTTACTATATTTTTTCATTTACAAATACCTCCTATCCTAATAATAGTATTTAAATCGTTTGTACACTGTACAAAATAAAAGACCGTATTTAACGGCCTTATTGATACATATTAAACATGTCTCGTATATGTGTCTTAATCATTGTTTTTTCTTCATCTGAATCAACGCATCCATGAATCATAGTTACGATTTGTTGCATGCATTTCATAGTCTTATCTAATTCACGATGAGACTTTTCTAAATCCATATCACCTTTTGTACGCTCATATTCTTCTTTAAAAGCTTTATATTTTTTCAAATGTTCCGCAAGCTTATAAACAATATCTTCTGTTTCTGGATCATGAATATTATATCCATCATTATCTTCTTTTAATCTTGCAACAGTTGAAACTCCATCTTTTCCTATCTCAATTTGATATTTATTTCTCATTGCTTCTATCGTTTCAATATCTTTGATATTATCCAAAGCTTGAGATAATGCATGGAAATAAGATTCTGCATATCCATATTTCTCTAACATGTTTATTGACTCATGCATTATCTTTTCATTAACTTCCATTGCTTTATGCATATTTTTCACCTACGCAATCTTTTTAATGATGATATTTGCATTTTGAACAGATAAATCCAAACCACTGTTATTTGCCAATGCAATTGTATAAGATGTACCACAAGGTACTTGAATCAATGTTGCTCCACTTACATTTCCATATGCGCTTGCAGTTGCAACAGTATAAATAGATTGTGTTCCTCCAATTACTTCTCCATTTAGTTCAAGCACTAGAGAAGCTTGTCCTGCCGCTGCACTCGTAATATCCGCAGTATAAGTTACTTCATAGATACCTTGCTTTGTTAGTGTAAACAATCCGCTTCCTGGATCGTGTGCCAACCATCCTTTACATGGACACTGGCATGATTTTGATCTTACACGATCTGTAGGAAACAAAACATTATTTGAATTATCGACTGTCTGAACAGCCGTAGCAATACTATTAATCATTTCTTTTATCCTCCTATTAAAATAGGGATAGCCTTTCGACTATCCCATTAAATCCAAAGGCAATTGCCTAATCACATATGTGCTAGATTATAAGTTGTTGTAGCCATTACATCCACATCCGTTGTTATAAGCGTAATATGGTGAACATGTAATGTAAGCTGGTTTTGGTGTTGGTTGCAAAGTATTAATGATGTTTGCGGACTGTGCCTGTTGACTTAATTGGAAATTAGCTGTCAATAAATCACGGTCACGATCAGCTAAACGATCACGTAATTCTTGCATAGTGTTTGCATTGATCAACGCACGTGTAGCTTCACCTTCTGAATGAATTGCTGTTGTAATGTCACAAGTGTTTTTGAAACTTTGAGCATTTACATTATCAATTGCACGTTGTGTGTTGCAGCAACATTCTTGTTGCTGAGCTTGCAAGTTTTGAAGTCCTAACTGATTAGTATAGCGACTTTCTAATACATCACGTTGGGTTTGACAACCTGTTTGAGATACATTTGTGTTTGTGTTAAAAATATCTCGTTTAATGAATTCTTCATTTAATAAAGAATCATTTGTTAGGTTTCCATTGCCATATCCTCCATATCCAAATAATACGAAGATTAGCAAGATCCAAATCCACCAACCACCTCCGTTTCCAAAGCCGTCATTTCTTTCGGCTAAGTTGTAAGTTGGTTGAATTCCCATTCCATTTTCCATCATATATGTTCTCCTTTCTTTCTATAATAACGGTTTATCCGTTGTTACCTGATTCCAAACTGTTTTGCCATTTGTTCCAGTTGTTGCTTTTGTTGGGGATTTAAATTACCCATCATCTGATTTAAAATCACTTGTGGATTTTGGCCACTGTTCATAAGCATTTGAAATTGTTGAAATGCTTGTGGATTTTTCTGTGACAACATATTCATTAACATTTGCTGGGGATTTCCAATATTCATCATGTTCATAGGATTCATATTTCCCATAATACTTTTTAAAGGATTCATTTTGTTTGTGCTCCTTTCTTAGGTTGTTCATTAGCTTGTCTTGGTGGTTTACTTAATGCACCTATCAACTCGTCTAATTTCTTTTCAATTCCGTCCACACGATTTTCGATACTGTTAGAAGTATCTTCCGTGATTTCTTCAAATTTAAATTTTTTAAATGTTCCATCTAAAGATTTCATATAAAAGATAGATTTATTATTATCGAACAAAATCGTTGGTAAATTTGCATTCGCAAAATTTCTAGCTTCCTGCTCGTCATTCACCCATTTTCCATTAAAATCAAAATTACCTTGTTGTTGTGGTGTAATCTGATTATTAATATTGATAGGTGGAATATTTGCATACTGCTGTACTTGCTGAATTTGTTGATCTATCATTTGTCTTTGCTGCATCAAGCTTTCGATTCTTGATTGTGCCGGATTATAATTGTTATACATTTCAACCACCTCTTTACGCTTTAATTATATGGTTACGTAATAAATAATTTAATACTCGAATAATACTCATAAAATACCCAAAATAAAATGAGCAACCATTATAGATTGCTCACATATTTATCAAACATTTTTCTTGCCTTGCATACTCTGTTCCTTATGGTTTGTACTTCCACACATAATGCATCTGCAATTTCAGTGCATGACATATCATACACGTACCTCATAATCAAAACCTGTTCATATTTCTTTCTTAATCCAACAGATTTGATAAGTATTAATGCATCATTAGGACGTATCTCTTTTAATCTGTTAGCTTTGTTAATATAAACCACCGCCTTAATTAAATTCGTTGGTTTAAAGCTTCGCAAGAACAATTATTCACATGATCATCTTTCCAATAACCACGACAAACAATAGTAGAATAAAGAACAATAATTACTAGGATTAAAATCGTAATAATCGTTCTACTTGTTTTATAGTTTCTATCAATTAATTTTGAACAAAAACCATAAATGTTATCTACTTTTTCTTCTACATTTTGAAGTTTCTTGTTTGCATCTTTAATATCCATTTTTATTATGATCCTCCAACGCTTTTACACGATTAAACAAAGTAATTATTTGTTGTTTTAATTCTGAAAGCTCCACTTCCATTGAATTGCTTCCTTTTTTTATTTCTGAAATTGAATCTTTAATATCACTTAAATCCGATTTAATATGTTCTAATTCATTCTTCAAAAATGCCATATTGGATATTTGCTCTCCATCCATCTTGCGTGTACCACGATTATACGTAATAAATGCAATTACAAGCATGCATGCAGAAATAATAACACTAAGATATTCACCATTCATATTCGTTTTCCTTTCAAGTTTTCATCCTATTTAAATGCAATAATTCACTTAATTCTTATTTAATTTACCAATCGCATTAATTCTTCGTACTGAGATTGTGTGATTCTATTTCCTAAAAGATACACATCTAATAGGTTTTTATTCTCCTCAGTTAGTCCCTCTCTTTGAATCTTTTTTTTCATTAATCTGTAAATCATGTTTATTCCTCCATTAATTGCTCGATAAGAATCATATTATATTCGGCTTTTAAATACGCCTCTTCTAAAAGTTCTTCTTTATTGATAGGCTCAAAATCTTCTTTTGATAAGCCTAACTTTTCCATCATTTTAATTTGTGCTTTTGTCATTATGCGTTCGCCTCGCTCAATGCGACTACGTACTGAATATCGCTAGGTACTGCTACTTGGTATCCGTCTCCATTTGTGTTTTTAAATGTTAAACTTCCACCAGTTTCAACTTCAAAAGGCTCTTGGAATGTATCGCCGATAATATCTGATATATCCGTCACGATTGGTTCGGCTAATTCGTAATATAAATAAACTCCTTGTAAAGCATTCTTAAACGATTCGGTATCACTAAATGACAAATCATTGATGTATAAATTTCCATCATTAATTGCATTTACAGAGATTCCAGTTACATCTTTATTACCCCACATTTGATTCTGTGATTTTGCTTCATATTTTTTGCAAACAATATTAGGCACGGTATAATAATTGTTCGTTAATTTATATCCTTTTAAACCTTCTGATACAAAGCTTACATTATTGCCGTTTTGATAATCTAAAGTGCCTAAATCCACCTTATCAACGCACTTGTAATATTTCTTATTCTCAAAATCTACATAGTTATAAACCGTTCCTGCACCCCATCCATATCCATCTAGATTTTGGATTGATTGCGGAATTTGGTGTGATACTTGATTACTAGATGTATCAGTATAGACTACATCATTTACACTCATGCTCATTAATTCGCCTTCATTGTAAGGATAATAATCATTTGGAAACATTGCTTCAAATTCTTGTGTAGTCGTAGGTTCATTTCCGGAGCCGAACATCTTGGTTAGGTTAAATATCATGATTTTGATTTTTACATCATTAAATTTTGTACCACTGTCAAACCCAGAAAGTCCTGTATATGTACCTTTTTTCAAAGCATCTGAAGTTTGATTCCATATTGTAGATACACTTCCGCTTGATATATTAGACGTTTTTAAGTCTCTGTTTAACCATCCGTACTGAAATGCTAAACCATCTTCATTTTTTAAAATCGCCATTTTGACATAAAATTTAGAAGCAACATTTAATTTTTCGCTTAAATTTGAAAAGTTAATATATTCATTTTTTGTAGTGCCATTTATTGTTATAATACCGTCTGCATAAGTGATTCTTACGCCGTTTTTTTCAAAATTTATTTCTTTAAAATTTTGATTCATAACAATCGTCTTTCCACCGACTTTATCAACAGAAGCCAACTTAGCACCACTTGGAATTTGTTTCTTATAAGCTTTTTCAGAATCAGTTTCAAATCTATAAGAGATACCATTATTTAAAGCCCACAATGCGGATAAACTTCGTTTAGTTTTAGCATCTTCTTTTGTATTTGCGACTAAATCTTCCTTTAGTTTACTAATATCATCAGTGGATGCTTGCAAATTGTCGGCATATTCCTTTGCTTTATCTTCTGAAGCTTTCGCATTTACTGCACTAGCATTAGCTTCATCTTTTAAAAGTTCTGTGTCAGTTTTGATTTGATTCAATTCTGTTTTTGTTTGATTTACAAAGTCTTTCGTATCATCTAAAGCTTTTTGAGCATTTGTCGCACTAACTTGTGCATTTGTAGCACTGGATTGAGCGTTTACGGCACTTGTATTAGCTTCATCTTTCAATGCTCTCGTATCAGTTTTGATTTGATTCAATTCTGTTTTTGTTTGATTTACAAAGTCTTTCGTATCATCCAAAGCTTTTTGAGCATTTGTCGCACTAACTTGTGCATTTGTAGCACTGGCTTGAGCGTCTGATGCGTTCTGTGCGATTTGGCTAGCCAAGTTCCTATATTCCTCAGTTACATCACCGGGTTCGCCTTTTGGACCTTGAGGGCCGATATATTTTCCATCAGCTAAATCTTTTTCAATATTCTTCTTTAAAGTGATCAAATCATCATAGACAATTTGTAATTCTCTAGGCAATTCTTGTTCATTAAGTGCTTTTGCATTAATTTGATTTTCGTTAACATAAGCATTGATTGTATCAGATACAAATATAGTGTTCGAACTCTCAAGTTGATCAGTTATCTTTTCATCTGTAACAACAACATTCATTTGATAGAATCCACGTTTCCAAGTTAAAACATATTCAATTTTAAATTCTCCATCATCAATGCTATATGGCCACGTATGTGCTTTTCGCGATACTAATAAATAGATATTCCCGTTTGGCCATTTTTCTTTCAATTCAGATAAGTCAAAAGCAATTGCATTTACTCCACTTTCATATTGATTGCCAATCGTTATCTGTGTCTCGCTTACTTTTCTATTTAGATATACTTTTATCATGATTCCTCCTTATAAGGTATTGCTTGATGCCATTCCAAACCATCATATGCGCTTAACCTAACAAGACTATAAGTATCTCTACTGCCTACACCGGAAGAATATGCGCTTATTTCGCTATCTAACTTCGGTTTATTTATTCTTCCGAGCGCCATAGAATACCCACGCTTCCACTCTCCATTAACAAACACCCACGCTTCCATATAAGTGAATGTTGTGTTAAATCTAAAATAAAACGGTTTGCTTGTTCGCCCAAGTGTATCTTCTACCATTACTTCAAAATAGAATTCCAAGTTTTTTTTCAGATTATTATATGTTATGCTTGTTCCTTCAGCTCCTTTGTAAACTCCACCTTCTCCCCACGTACAAGATTTTACATGAGCATCATCTGTAGTGTGCACAGTAAGTGTTACGTTGTCATAATCTGAATCAACTTCCGTTATTACAAAATCAACACTTTCGATACTTATTTCATGATAATTCTCTAGTGTTGTTGCAGTCAAAATTTTTTGACTTACATACGATCCACTTAAATTGGCTTTCCATACCTCAACATGATATTCATACGGTGTATTTTGCGCTAATCCATCAATAGTTAAAGATCCATTTAAATTGTTTGAAATAAATGCACTTTTATCTTGTGAAAATACTCGTAAACAATATAAATTGTATGGATTGCTTGCTAATTTTCCGTTGATAACTAAAGATTCTACATCAATATCAGATATGGATGTTTCAACCTCAGGCGCTGAAATCAAAGGTGTTTTTACACTGGCTGTTCCACTTAAGTTTGGCCATCCACTAATACTACAATTCCAAGAAAAACTACGTTGCCTATTACATCCCATAGCTTCATTTATTTCACCAGGAATTTTTATCCATCCTGTATCTTGTGTATAATATCCATAATTCATGTATCCTGACCATGTTAATCCACCGAACTTAACAGTATTCGATGCCTGGATAGCGAATTGACCTGTAATCTTAAAGCGAACATTTGCTTTGTATCTTAAATTAGGATAAGAACCTTCGTATCGTTCATTGTACACATCAAATGATACGCGCAAGTATTGGTTATAGTCTAAATTTGCTACAATCCCCATGTTCTACTCCTTATATTTGATATAAATATCACCTTGCTTGTCCGTTGATAAAACAGTAGGATCACTTGTTCCATAACGCACATTTACAGTCAATTTTAACTGTTCTTGAAATTGACTAATATAATCTTCTAAAACTTTGATGTATTCTCTTTGTTTTGCCATTAGTTCAATAGCATTTCTAAATTCTTCTTTAGATTCTAATTTAAATGATGTTGCAATATTTTTAATTACATTAATTTTAATAGGAAAAGAAGTTACGAATTCACCGCTCATTAGAACGTTGATTTGACATTGAGTAACACCAACTTCCGCAATAATCTGTTGAAATGTTTTTGAATCTGAAAATTTAATTTCGTAAGCATTCGAGTTTTGAAATCTAGATACAGATGCAGCATCCATACTAATCATTAATCCACTAGGCTTAGTAGCCCATAACGTAGCGGTTAAGCTATCATCAATATGCGCTACATCGTCCGTAATAATATCGTCACTGACGAATACATCCAATCCTCGTCCTGTATCACCTTGTACCATTTCAACTACAGGTACAGATGTTTGCGTTGTTAAGCTTACAGTTACATTTGAATAAGTAATTGCCATGTTATACCTCCGTTTCTAAAATAAGAGTAAGTTCATCCGGCATTTCTTTGATTAAATCGTATGTCATTTTATTTAAATAGAATTTTTCTCTTTCACCTGAATTGCTTGTATCTGCATAAATAACATCATTCAGTTTTAACTGGTTTGCGTTAGGAATGTTTGATCCAAACAATTTTTCAAATTTTATAGTTGTTTCCGTATCAGAATCTTGCAATTCATTTTTTAAATCTTTGCCTGCTATGTATCTTAAATATGCTTGTAAATTAGATTCATTTTTAAATACGCCAAACGTAGTTTTTACAGCTGATGAATCATCAGCCATTAATTTAACATCCGAATACTCTTTTACTTCAATGCGGTGTATTTCATTCTCATCCCATTTACTAGATTTAACTATCTCGTTATTTGGCAAAATTCTTCCATTGTATGCCTTTGGAATAATTCCAGTAACAACATTTTCCATAGATACTTTTTTTGTGTAGTCAACAATTTCTTTATAACCAACATAAAACTCTTTAGGCTTTAATGTTTCCTTATACCCAGTTGGTTTACCAAAGTAACAATCATAATTATCAAACATCGCAACGTATCTACGTTCTTCACATTCAGGCCATCTGTTCATCATTGAATTTTCTTCGCTGCCAAACAAACATTGAATCAAATTATAGCGAACCCAATAGGCTGTCTGTGTTGATTCCTTATCTTCAAATTGCCAACAAAGACTAGATGATAGATTATCAATTCCATGCTCGTATAATTGCATTTTTTTACCTTTTACTAATGCACTACCATCGCCACCTGGCCACCAATTGTAGTTTTTGTTAGTTGGTCTTACAATTTTATATCCTTTCGCTTCAGGAATATATATAAGTCCCCAATAATCCTCCCAATGCATATTTGTATTTGATGGATCATTTCTAAGCCAATATGTTTCAATTTTAGAATAATTCCTGTCTACATAATCTTCAGCACATACCCATCTGCATGAGCACATGGACATAAAAGACCATATATCAGAAATACCATTAATTTCATTCGGATATTTTTTCAAAATAAATGTTTGGGCCGGGCTATAATTAGTTGTAAACATTTGTAATTGTGTTGCTATATCCTCGTTTGCTCCTGGAACATCTACACACAAATCCGTTTTATAAGCATTGTGAATATGTACTTCTCTACCATCTTCTGGCTTTATATTTTTGTAATCTTCGTACCACCTATCACCATAAACATGATAAGGATATTTAGATTTTGATTTTTCGATAATATCATTGGCAGTTTTAATAGCTCCATCCCACGTTGATTTCACTGTACGATCATCAAATACAAATATTTCTTTTTGAGAGTCAAAGAATATATGCGTTGCATAACATACATAAGTATTGGAAATTCCATTTTCTTTAAAATCAACTATTCTAAACAGTTGCCCTTTTTCAAAGTTTAAATCAACTTTAAAAACAGATTCTTCTGAAATATCCATTCCCAATAATTCACTCTTTGGGAATTCAATTTGCACATACCAGATTGAGTTTCTTTCAAAAATTACTTTTGCGCTTTTACAGTTCTTAAGAACAATATCTCCATTTCGCTCAATCATTTGTTGATATGTTGTATTTTTTTTAGACAAAAATAAATGTATCATTGTCAAATCTCCTTGAAATTTCTAAATATTTCAGTACGAATTAAACCAATTTCTGTATTGATAACTATGTTGTTTGATCCATATTCAATTTTTAAATCTTCAAATGATCCTTCTGTTTTTAATGTTGTATATTCGAAATATCCATTTTCATAAACAGTTTTCATATATGCATTTTCAGAATTTATTTCTATGTATTTAACCACCAATTCATTGTTATCGCTAACAGTTTTTCTTTCAAAAGGATTGTGAATTTTAAAACTATGGTTATTGTTTTCGGAATAAATTGAAATCCACCCTGTTTTTTCTGATGTATTGTAGAACTTATAAGTAGGATAAGCTGGCTCATAAAGATTCATGATTGTCGTGAGATTTAATGATTCCATTTGCATAGGCCTAGCGTATTTATCAATATATCTATATCCATCAACAGTGAATTTGATAGTTAATGAAAACATGAAACCATGCCATCTTTCTGAAATGTTATATTCTATGTTCTTCACTTTCCAAAAATGGTCAGAATCTTCATCTGGGAATTTTAATAATCCTTTTCCACCTGCAAAATATTTTTTAATATCATACAATCTTTCATTAGCTTCTTTTTTGTTTTTAACTACAAAATTACAAGGAACCTCAATCGTTTTATCTTTAAGAACACCGGTGTGACGGTACGATGTTGTACCGTCTCCCATTTCTGATGTTTCTACAATTTCTTCCGAAAAAGGGATAATTGGAGCACTAGTTATCTTCACCAAATTCATAATATTTTTGTAAATAGTATATGGCTGGTTTTCAGGTGTGAATTGTAATGTATACATATTCTAAGCTACTCCTTTCCCTATATTTTTTAGCATGTCTCGAATTGACACAATTTCTTGTACAGTATCTGTAATAACATTTCCGTCCAATTGCATAGGTTGTAGATTGATTGTTAAATCACAATTTCCAATTGCATTAATCATTCGATCCAATCTGTTTGTGATTGCACTCAAGTTTATATTGCCTACACTTCCAACACTACGTGATGTAGATCCACTCATAATAGCTGTTGTAGCATTTGCAACAGAAGCATACGGACTGATATCAGAATAAGTAGCAATTGCATCTGCACTCATTGGCATAATATCTGTGTCAACTACAGGTCTACCAGCATTAAACAAAGATTGTGGGGAATATTTTTTATTGTTATCACCTTCAACAACTTTTGTCTTTTTTATAGTTTGTTGTGTAAGCGTGATAGGATGATTGTCAGCATAGTTTTGTGCTTTATCAATATTTGATTTAATATCTGCATAAGCTTTGGCAGAACTTGTAACCATACCGTCTAAATGAGGTTGCAAAGATTTTTCCATCTTTCCGCCCATTTTTCCGACTGCCGATGATGTTGTACCATCATTCGCAAATGCATCCGCAATACTGGTAATCGAATTCTGAGACTCCTTTGCCATCTGTTCTCCGGCTTTTTTAATTGCAGGGTCAGTTCTTGCCATCATCTCTTGTACTGCTTCACCTACAGTTGATTGACCGCTTATAAATTTTTGAGCAATGTCAGGTGGAATCGCTTGACCTTCCATTCCAGCGGATTTAACAGCTTGTGCTAATGTAATCAGCTTATTCATTGCATCAGTAGCTTCGGTGATACTTCCACAGTTTGCCAAGATTCCATTTGCTACACTTGTTGGAATTGATCCACCAATCATACCAGCTTCGTCAACAAGTTGATTCATATTCATTAAAGTAGCCATGTAGTTGGCTGCTTCTACCGCATTTGCAGTACCGTTTGTAATTCCTTCTTGAATACCAAGTGGAATTTGAATACCTGATTGCGCTGCCTGTGCTGCAATATCAGTCAACTGTGCCTTCATAGTCGTTCCCATTTGTTCAAACGACTGTGTTTCTAAGTAGTTTGATTGAAGAATGGCTTGTGTCTGCGTTTCGTGCAATTTCGTATAAGAATCTGCTAAATCCGTACATAATGTATTAATTGATTCTTTCAATGCACTCGATTGATTCATATAATCTTGCATTGAAATATGGCCTGCTGCAAATTGTAAACTTAATTTTCTTAATGAATCCGTTGTAGTATTTATACTTTCCGTAAGCTCTGCATTCTTTAATTCCGCTTTTAATTGAGCAGCGGCATTTTTCTTTGCGATACTTGCCAACGCTTCTTGTTTTGCTTCTTCTTGAATCTGAGTGATTCTTTCTTTGATCGCATCAATACTTTCATAATGTGCATCTTTATTAAGATTTAGCTTTCCAGTATTTTCATCAATCTCTACTCCTAAATCAGGATAAAGTTGATTTAACTCCCTAACCGCTTCTGCTAGCATAGTCTTTTGTGTAGCATTTAAAGATTCTTTTGCGTTAAGATCTTCAATTGTTTTCACCAAATGACTTGCAGTTTTGTTATTTTGCATATACTGAGTTACAATTGCACCCATACTTGTCTTAGTTTTTGACATTGACTTTGCATACTTATCATAACCATCAATAACTTTTAACGTAACTGCATAATCTGTATCTTTATATGCAAGCTCTTTATTTGCGGTTTCCATCGCTTCCTTGCGTTTTTGATCTGCCCAAACAACAGCACCTGCAAAAGCGCCAAGTGCGACTGTAACAGCGGTAATTGCTGGATGTGTTAACACAAAACCTTTTCCTAACGAAATGATAGAAGTATTTGCTAATTCTCCTGCTTTTGCAGCATCTCCAAATCCATCTGCTACTTTTTCTAAGCTTGGATGAGCTTTAGTAAAGAATTTAACAGCACCTTGCATAGATCCAGATACTTTGCTTACACCTTTTGCAGTTGGATAAGCGGCTGCCGTCAACAATAACATCTTTGCGATTGTTTGTTGCGTTCCTTCATCTAAATCAGAAAATGCGTTAGCTGCCTTTTTTACTATCTTTAATAGATCCGTTAAAGTAGGTGCAAATGCTTGACCTAATTCATCACCAGCTTGTTTAATTGCTTCCCATGTTTGAGATAATTGAGATTTTAATGTTGCATAACGTTTTTCTGCTTCGTTTGCCATTGCAGTGTTACTATTCCATGCATTTTTAGAAACATTTAATGCGTTTGCCAATACATCCGAACTTTGTGCCAAAGCACCCATTGACTGTGCTTGTTTAATTTCTGTAATGCCTAAATCATTAAGAGTTTTTGTAATATCACTTGATTTACCAATACCTTCTACAAACTTCAAGAATGTTCCCGCTGCATCTTCTCCCCAAGCCTTTTGGAATTGTTGAGAAGTCATACCTGATACTTCTGCAAACTTTGATAGATTTTCATCTCCTGTAGAAACTGCTAAATCAATTTTCTTTAACATTTTAGAAACGGAACTACCACCAGCGGCAGCTTCAATACCTAATGAAGATAATGCAGTAGATAATCCTAATACTTGGTTCGAATTCAAACCAACCATTTTTCCTGCAACACCTAGCCTAGTAGCCATATCCATAATATCCGATTCAGTAGTAGAAAATTTATTTCCTAAGTCTACAATTGTAGAACCTAAACGAGAATAATATGTATTCGTCTTTTTAGACTGCGAAACCATTACATTTGAGAACTTGGCAATACTTTGTGCTGCTTCTTCACCAACAAGATTAGTAGTATCACCCAATTCTGTAATAGTTTTAGTAAATCCAACAATAGAATCTGTAGGGATACCCATCTGTCCAGCAAGTTCAGCATAATGAGCAATATCTTGATAAGTACTAGATGTTGTCTGTGCTAAATTCTTTAATCCATCGTCGATTTTAGCAAGCTGTTGAGGCGTTCCATCTACTGTTTTTGTAACACCAGCCCACGCATCCTCAAACTCAATAGCCGTCTTTGTAGCAGCTGCAATGCCAGCAAAAGATAACATAGAATACGGCTTTACTGTATTCGCAAACTGTAATGATTTTGAGCTTACTTTTCCTAACGTATCATACAGTTTTAGCAAAGTTTCATTGCTTGAAATGAATTCATTTGACATACCGGCCAATTCATTCTTAAGTCCTAAAGCACCTGCTTTTAATCCTAGATATGTACGTTGAGAATCTTCATACGTACTGCCTAAATCAACCAATGATTTTTTCTGCTCAGTAATACCAGCAGTACAATCATCCATAGCTTCTTTTAAAGTGACATTTCTTGAAGCTAATCTTTGGATAGCATTTTCGCCTTGTTCCGCCGAACGTGTACCATTTGATATCGCTTCTTTCCATGCACTTATTTGTTTGTTGTTGTCTGCATATTCTTTATTCAAAGAATTAAATGTATGATTGTAATTATCAATAGACTTTGAAGCAGCATCAACAGCACTTGCCCACTGCTTCTGTGTCTTTGGATAATTCATCAGTTTCTTGTTATAGACTTCTAATTGCTTAGTTGTGCTTTGAATCTTATCTTTTAACAGATTTTGATATGTCGCAAATGACTGAAAATCTCCTTCGTTGAATTTCATAGAAGATTTCAGTTTTGACATTGTTTTATCTAATCCTGCTGTTTCGGATTTTATTTTATTGATTGCTTTTTGAAAGCCTGTAGTATCTCCATCAATTTTTACGGAGATACCTCTTACTTGACTGTAACCTGACAATTTTAGTACCTCCTAAAATCTGTCAAAGTCGTTTTGGACTGCTTTACGAATACGAATTTTGTTTTTTGAATTATTTGCTTTGGACTGCATATTTCCACGCGCAATAATCAAATCAAACAATCTTCCTATGCCCATATCCTCTATTTCATCTATTTTTAATCCTAAATTTAATCCGCCTAATACTAAATCAGTGTAGCTTACACTTCTTTTTTTTTATCATCTGTAATCACTTCATCTGATTCATTTTGTACAGTTGCTTTATTCGCATTGATAATTTGCTCTAGAATAACAACTCCGCTCATTACATAGGTTTCATAATCTTCAATTTCATCCACAAAATCTTGGAATGCTTTTGTTTCTTTTCCATGATATGTGTCATATGTCTTGATACATACCCAAACCAATCTTTCAAAAAATAAAGATCCGTTTGCTTGTAATAAAGTGAAATAAGGATCTCGATCAGGATTTCCTTCACGAACATTTTTTTCGATAGCTTCACCAAATTTGATTTGCACTTCCTGAATATCCACCAACAAATCTCTATTGAAACAATCTCTATAAATGCTAGCTGTTTTGCCTTTATACAATAAATTATATTTTTTACCATCAATACTTAATGTCTGTTCCATATAACCTCACAAAGAGGGGGTTGCCCCTCTTATAATGTGCTCACTTTCTTGCCATCATCACTTTGTACAACTACTGGTGTACCGGCTTCCTGGCTCATTTCACTAGCTTTTGGACTAGGTAATGTTGGAGCAGTTGTAAAGAAACTCTCATAATTTGTATCACCTTTACGACATTTTGACTTTACCCATTGATGATCATCTTTCTCAACAGGAATAGCTGTAATATCCATTGATGTTGTTTTTGGATCAGTGCTTTCTTCTTTTGTTTCACCTTCTACACTTGGTCGAGCAAATACAACCTTATAGAAGATATGTTTTGTAGCACTTACATCACCTTCAAATTGGAACATTAACGCAACGTTGTTAGGTAATACGTTTGCATCTTCGGCTAAGTTACCTTCTTCAGTTACCACTGTATTGAAGATCATCTTTTCAATTTCTTCAGGAATTTCAGACATCTCTAAACTACCTGAATATCCATTGTTTGTGTTCGTTGTGAAATACGCAATATTATCTGCATAATATTTATTTGTTTCACCTTCTGGATCTAGTGTTAATGATTTAGCACCTTTCCATGCAGTAGGCGTACCATATGTAATTGATCCTGCACTTTCTGTAATAGAACATACATGAACATTTTTTAGACCAAATCGTACTTTGTTTTTATCTGCCATAGTTTTTATCCTTTCAAATATTTTTCGATTAAACTTGGCAGTTCTTTGATTGCGTTTGTTTCTCCATCTTTCCAGTGCTTATTTGCACGTGTACGTTTAGGAGAATTCCATAAATTATGTCCGTTTTCTAGTAAATGAGTCAATGAATATTCGTGGCCACTCGCATAAATAACACCGCGTGTATGAGCTAATTCGCGGTCTATCTTATACGTTATAGACCTTTTATATTTGCCCTTTCTGCGTGTGTTTCTATGGTCTACATTGGCCTTAGCTTTAATAATATCTTTAGAATCTTTTGTAGTTTCTTCTACTGCTCTATCAATTTGCGCCAAAGAATGCTCTTTATATTCTTGAATCATCTTTCTGATTTCAGGCCCAAGCTGCGACATATCGCAATATACATCATTGACGGCCAACTAATGTCACCGTCCATTCTGTACAATGTACTTTTTGAGCTTTTATATCTTCATCTGTGATAGTTTGGTATGGTATTTCTAATTCATCGAACATGTCTTCGATTTTGGCTTCTAATTCAAAATCTTTTTGATCAGTCACTAATCTATATATGTAAGTTCCAATCTTGCAATACGTCATATTGTCTGCAAAGTAATTATTTGTATAATCCAATGCATAATTTCCGTATGGCGTATGTGGCTTTGACTTGAAACTGCCATATACAAATTGTCCTTCACCTAAAAGTTCAGTGAATTTAGCAACGATTTGTTTTCTTACTGTTTCCATTCTCCAGCATCCTGTTGAACATATAGTTCAATCGTATCTCCGGATGGAAACGTACGATAAACCGCATACTTTTTGTCGTTGTATTTCACTGTTGTCTCATCATTGTAATCAATGCTTGGAATAACAAGCTTATACGCTAACTGTATGCCTACCTGGTAGGCTTCATTAAATTCTTTTGAATAAATTCCACCAACTCGGCAAAATACTTCCTTCTCCGTTTCATTAACACGTTCCACACCATCTTCATCAACATATCTTTCTTTTTCAATCAGATATGCCACATCATAATAAAGATTATTCTCACGAGTATATTCATATGCCATACTATCTCACCTTCTTATGGGATTTATCTGTCATAAGAATCTGACGTAAATCCTCATATGTTTTAGCCATTTTTTCCTTTTCTGAAGCCTCCGTTGTACCAAATTTTGACTTTACATATGTTATTACCGCTACTACAATTTCATCTTCTAAATCATCTTCATCAAATAAGATATTTAATCTATCCAAATCGTATAAACATGCATTGATATACGTTTTGATTTCATCATCATATGCTTGTGATTTAGCTCTTGTAGCAGCAGTTCTAACACGTTCTAGAAGGCTTTCAGAAATATTGAACCTCATTATCTATCACCTAAGCTTTCTTCGCACTGCTTTTTCGAGTGGTTTTCTTAGGCTCATCATCTAATACAATAGGTTCATCCTCAGGTAATGATTGTGTTCCTGTTTGGCTTTCATCTGTTGTAACAGGTTCATCCTCAGGTAATGATTGTGTTCCTGCCTGGCTTTCACCTGTTGCAACATCTCCATTGCTTAAGCTACTTTTTTTTTTAACAAGAAGATGTATTGAGGATCTAATACTTTACCATCATTGATAACTAATGCTTGAGTTACTTCCTCATTCTTTTCATAATCCCAGTACTTCTTAACACCAAACTGCATATTTGAGTTGATCGCATAGGCTTCTTTTCCAACCCAATACATTCCGAAATATTCACCGTTTTTTGCTTCATCAAAATCTTTGAATGTATCATTTTCAACGAAATTAACTGTTCTAGCTTTGAATGTTGCACGTTCTGCACCATCAATAGGATTATATGTTTCTGCATAAACAGGACGATTATTATCGTCGGCCAACGTTTTAATGTTTGCTTCATATGTAGCAGGAGTCATTACAAACTCTGGCTTTAATTTACGCATTGACAAAGGAATCTTCGCAAATAATTTTGTTTGCCATGATTTCCAATCTTTCATTTCTGCTTCCGTAAATTCAATAATGTGATCGGCTTTAATACGTCCTCCACTTACTTTATTAGCTTCTGTTAAGATACCTTCACATTCATTATTTGTAGATTCTCCTGTTAAAATTTCACGATCCATAGCTTCCAAATAAGCTTCTACAATAACTTTTGCTAATTCAGTTTCGAATGCATTTACAGTCAATACAGTTTGTAGTAATGTACGTGCTAAACGAATTTCACCAATCAAATATCCAAATTGTACAAATTCTGTAACAGAACCGGCCTTTTGACGATCAGATACTGTTGTTTCTGTAATACGTTTAAATGTAGCCTTGAATGAACCAATAGGATATTTAACACCACCACGGAAATTTGTATGTAATACTGCATTGTATAAGTAACCACGTGATTTACTTAATTCAGTCATTACTTTCTGAACAATCGTTTCAGGAATTAAAATACCTAGATCAGCTGCTACGCCTGCTTCTGCGCTACGTTGTCTTAAGATTTCTGACTGTTTCCCTTTTTGAACGAATTCCATGAATGCACTACGATACTCCATATCGTCTTCCATTCCTTTTTTACGTTCTGATAATCCTTTTGGCATTGTTGGATGTGCTTTGCTACGAGCATGTTCCTGTTGTGCAACAAAAGTTTCTTCTTCATCTTCAATAGATTTTGCCATAGTATCTAAGAACGCTTGACGTTGTGCAGCCTGGCCTTGTAACTCTTTGTCACGCTTTTGTAAGATATCAAATTCCGCCTGTAACATTTCCAAGTTTGTATTAGGATCGTTTTTGTTGACCTCATCTTGAATTTCTTTAAATCTTTTTTGAATCTGTTCGTGATTCATTGCTTTGAATGCTGCTAGTTGTTGCTCTGTAAACATTAATTAATAGCCTCCTTAATCTGCAACAACAAACTCAGTCTTTCTCGTTTCTTTTCATTTTCTTTTTTAGCCCGTTCCTCATCCATTAAAGACTTTGCCCTTGCTTCAATAGATGTTTGATCATTTGCAGGAATCGACACTGCCGAAACATCATAAATTTTTGATACTTTACGTGTTGTCCACATCTTTTTATCTCTATCATATGATTCCTCATCCACCATGTATCGCCATGACATCTGAGTAACCATTCCTGCCTGAATACTGTCGTACAAACGTTTTGCAGCTTCTGTTCTTCCTAAATCTGCTGCAACAAACAATCCATGTTCATCTACTTCAACAATAAGTGAACCATTGCTTGTACGTGCATATACCATTCCTCCATGATCAAATTGGAAGATGATATCACTCATATCAGCGTTGTCCAAACTTGAACGCTCAATCAACTCATATACATCATTACCTTCGTAATCTCGATAAAGCACATAAGGTTCAAATGTAGTAGCATATCCTTCAACATAGTATTGAGTATCAATCCGTTTGTTTTCCGTTACCGGGTTCATCTGGAACGGAATTGAGCGCATTTGGATTTTGCTGTGGTTCGGTTTCGCCATTGTAACTAATACCTCCTTGATTTGATTTAGTTACCTGGATGTATTCACCTCGAATAAAACGTTTCTTACCTTCATCATCTGGTAAAGGCGCTTTGTTCATAATATTTAATGCTCCGTTTGTATCAATCATTCCTCTATCGAACATTTGAGTTGCAACATTCAATTTTGTTTGTGTTGAATCATACTGTAAACGATCACTTGTAAGAATGATTTCACTACCATTCATAACCTGATTTACGGAATATAACATTCCACTCAACACTTCTCCAACTTCAATAAAGAATGGTTCAATAATTGATTCATAAAATGCATTCCATTCATCAGGTTTATATTTATTTTGTAAAATAGCTTCACTAATCCCAAAATAGCTGTATACACTATTTTCAATGGCTTGCTTCTGCTTGGCATCCACTAATAGTGGTTTACTTTCAATCGGTTTTACTTCATCAAAACGATTATCAATAAGAAATACACCCGTATCATTTTTGTTCAGGTTATTTCTTAAGATCATGTTCTGTTGCTCTTTATAGTCTTCATCATCATCAATTGGTGTTGAGATTTTAGCTAAGAATCGAACAATTGAACTTGACTTGATCGCATTGATTGCTCCTTCTTCCTGAGCAAGCATCAATTTAGCTGTTGTATCAAATGCATCATTAACGTCACCAAAGTAATCATTTTTATACTGCATTTGCCTTAGATGTCCTACCTTACTGTATTCAATCAATTTTGTTTCGCCATAGATGAAATTAAAATAAATATAAACTACACCATTGATTTCTTTTAACTGACACTGACTGGGAACAGCAGGCCATAATCCTTTTATCATTCCATATTCATCTTCAATTGGAATAATGAAAGCATTGTTTTCTGCAAAATATATAGTTGCCAGCCTTTTATAAAATTGACTAGCCGTCATATAAGGATTTGGCTTTTTCTTAATCAAATAGTTATATATCTTGCCTTTGTAATCTTTGTTTGTTAGTTCAGGTGAAGCCTTTCCACATGATGTAGCAATTCGATTGATACATGCTCTGCATAGTCCAATCTCATATATTCCACCATCATATGATGAATACACTGGTGAATATCCACCTAAGCTTGCAAACATTGAGTGTAATTGATTTTGTTTAGGTGCTGGCTTATTGAGTCCTAATAGACTTCCTAGCAAGCCAAATCTTTTTCTTCTGCTTTTAGCCACTAATTCACCTTCCTTTTCTTGTTTTCAAGGCGGTATTTAAATGTATCCCACCATTTTTGTCTTACTGTATATGCATCAATAACAGATGCATATCCATCAATATGTTTTCTTGAATCAGTTTTAATCATGCGAACACGATTGTCCTCCGCACCTTTCTTTAATGCCACACTAGACATATGTGCTTGTAAAAGTCCATTCGTTCCTGTATGAACAAATCCATCTCTTACATATCCTGTAAATTCATTAATAACAGGTGTAAGGTTAGTTCCCTGAATGACATCATCCATCTTGTATCCGTATTTCTTCATATCATCCACAAGATACTGAGCTGAATAACGGTCATATCCAACGACAACACAATAAATTTTGTATTTCTTACGCAACATTTCAAACCACTGCGTTACATCTTCATACCGTACAAAGTTTTCTCCACTTGGACTTAAATATCCCAATTGAATAAATCTTGTATATGGTATTTTGTCTCTTTCCTCGAGTTCCTTGATTTTTAATGTTGGAAGCCAGAAATGAGTAAATATGTAGTCATGACCTTGAATTCGTATAACTACAGATGCGGCTGTTAAATCGGTTGTTTGTGACAAGTCAATTCCACCAACTGCATATGTATGTGCAAAATCTTCAAATCTGAGTTCTTCACCTTTAACTTTGTTAATATCTTCCGCACTAAATAACGCTTCCGTTGAATTCTGTTTGATATTCGCATATTTTGTTATGAATTCAGCCTTATATGTAGGTGAGCTATGGGCTTTTAAAATTTCATTCTGCAAATATTCATAAGAAACTGATATTCCAAGGTTTGGCATTGCCTTCCTCAATTCAATAGGATCATCCCATTTTTGAATATCATCAATCATATAAAAGAAAGGCAACATTTGTTTTTCATCAGACGTACCAAGTAAAACAGATGTTCCACGAACAAATAGTTCATCATATAATCCTTCATCAATATAGTTTGCGGTACTTACAGGAATATAAAGTGGATCAGGTCTTGCACCACCTGCCGACAACATAACGTTGTACATTTTCATACCCGCTTCACCTTCCCAGGCTGCAAACTCATCAAAGATTGTCAAATATGGGTTGAATCCGTCTGATTTTTTAGATGCAAAGGCAATTGGCTCCCATCTACAGTTGTTCTGTTTCATGTAGATATCTGTTCTACGTTTTTTTACTCTTTGACTCAATGCTTTAGAGTGTTCCATCATTTGATACAGAACGTTGTAAATGATCTGCGCTTGTTTTAACTTTGGCGCTATATTGTATATCTGCATACCTGCTTCATCCGATGTAAATCCAACATCAAGTTCAATACCTGCACAAAGAAATGATTTTCCTTGTTTTCGGCCCATGACTGTAGGGATTTCACGGAACTGCCTTTTCCCATTCTTATCAACAAGTCCGAATATGCACGCAATATAGTATTTTTGCCAAGGCTCAAGCTTCACTTTTGTTGTTTTTCCTTCTACGTGGTGACAAAACGTTTCAATAAACGCTATATGCATTTCTGCTTTTTTCTCATCATAGAAGAAATCTCCATTTGCTAAACCTCTTTCAACATATTGAAGATTAAGCTTTATCCACTTACCAACTACATCTTCACCCGATTTAATACGTTCTTTATAAATGTCTAGATATTTCATTTAAATCTGCTCATGAACTCATCCAATTCATCACCCTTTTTTCCGGATACTTCTGTTGTTTTTGAAAGTGAAGTAGGTGACAAGCCAAGTTCTTTGCAGTATTTCATAATTTGATCACGTAATTGAACGGTAATAATGTAATATGGTGAGCGTGATAAATTCGTTGCACCAGCCTTGTTCGTGTATTCAACAACCATCTGTAATGTTTTGAAACCATTTGCTTTACTTGAATCTCTCCATTGCTTCATTGTTGAATCATATTGGGCCAAGGCATCTGCAAGTGAATCAATCGCAACTGAATATTCAGGAGAATATGTACCTAAATTTTCTAGTTGAGAATTTATCCTTTTTTTCCATGCTCCTTTTTGCATTCATCATCCTCCCTTCCACATCCTATAAGCATTCCATTTTCATCAAATTCAAAAGATGGTTTGCGTTTGGAATGTTCTTCTGCATGACACAAGTCACACAACGCTTCCAAATTAGAATCACCAAATAGAATGTGTATATCTCTATAGTTATCCTGGTCAATGTGCACTTTGTGATGCACACAAGTCGACCTGGTATAGATACCTTTTTTTAAACATCTTTCACAAAGCGGATGCGCCTTTCTATACGCTTTACTTTTCTTTTCCCAAGCCTTGCTTGAGTAGAATTTTCTAGCATAATTTCTAGCGCCTGTTTTCGTTGCTTCTGAACCATAATATTTTTTCATATCGCTACATTCAAAGTTTTAGTTAACAGATTTAAAGGAAAGGACGACAATCTAAACAGTAAACACTTTGAATGCAGTGATATGAAAAAGACCCGTGTTTCCACAGGTCTTTTTCAAACGGGCACAATATGAAACAATCCAAGAACTACCTTGTTTGTCCTAGAAGATGTTTTCCAATCTTCACAACTACAGAATATCACGGTTTTTCTTTGTACACTGTACAAAATGAAGAAATTCAGATTTTACCCCCTCTCGTGCGCGCATGACCGAGTTTTTTTAAACTCCCCACGCCGTTCCCCAAAACGCAAAAAACTCCCGAAAGATAGGGGGGTATATGCTGATCTGATCCATGCCCTGGGCGCTTTCAGGGTTAAAAATCAAACCTATGCAGCTACCACCACACCGCGCCGTTCACGGCTTCAATCATATGACATTCATATATTTATTATTGTGTTGAAACATCTTTCAACATGTCTTGTTGAAAGCGTTCTTTCATAACATGGCCATAGCTCTATTAATAGAACGTGCGTGTGTGTTCTTATATATGCAATAAGTCTTTCATCACTCCAATACATTGAATCATGCGCACCCGTTCCATGCGTTCAAGCGTGCTACTTGTCTTCCTGGAACTGAAGCAAACCCCACAAAAAAAAGGACGTTCACAACGTCCATACATGTATATATTTAAAGGTCTGTTAACTATATGTTATAAGACTAAAGCCAAACACGCTTAAAAGCCTTTTAAATAGGCGCTTGCGTGCACGTTTGCAAAACTAAAAGCTTTTTAAAAAAATGAGTCCAAAAAAAAATAATTAAAATTTTTTATTGACATATAGTTATATATGTTTATAATGTAAGTGTAAGCTAAATAAAAGCTTACACAAAAGACACGGGTCAAACTTAATAAAGTTGACACGGTTAAACTCCGCATATGAAAAGGCGGTGATAGTTATGAAAATTGATTTTGAAATAGCTATCAAGTTAAAGTTAGAAGCTGACACTAAGCAAATAAAAAAAGGTATAAAAAAATGCCTTAAATGCTTAGTGAAAGCATTTAAGACAATCTTTATTTAACCATTTATATTATAAACCGTGTCTTTCACTTTTTCAAGATTAGGAGGTGTAAATATTGTAAGAAAAAAAAGCGGTTCTTTTAATCAAATAGACTATATAAAAGAGTTTAACAAAAAGACATATAAACGCTATATAGTACAGATTAGAAATGAAAGAGTTGATCTTATAAATTGGATTGATCAACATCCAAGCAAAAACGCTTATATTATAGGTCTAATTGAAAAAGACATGAACCAAAACAAATAAAAAAGCGAACCCCTTCCAGGTCGGCAAACTCAAAAGGGATTCACAACAACGGCAAATATACACAAAATTCAGGAGGTTAAGCCCGTCTTGTATATATTGCTTTTCTATTTTATCATAGACGGGTTAAAAAAGAAAATGTTATCTATTTGTGAAACTTCAACTAAACACGTGGCTTATATGGCTACACAATACGACGATTTTGCGCATTCTACAGACGGCGCAATCATGGAAGCGCTTGGCGATGAAATTCTTGAAAATATGTATGATGATGAACTTCTTCCATTATGGTTTGAATTTAGAAGTGAACGATATAATGAATATTATTATGAATTAGATAATGATAATCTTGATTCATGTTTATCAAGCTATGAGCCTAATGAAATTGTAAGAATGACATTGGCTGGTGACTTCCATTATTGTGACGATTATTTCATTATTAATGATTATGAGAATTTAGAAAGTTTTTCGGATTATAGACTATTAGAAGAAGCTAGAAAAGATGATGAGTTCAAAACTTGGCTTACTGAGGAGAAAAGTGACTGGGATATGGACTGGTTAGAAGAAACTAGAAAACAATATTTAGCTTACTTAAAAGAAGGGTACTAACATGTTAACCCGCAAAGATCTTGACAAGATGAGCGCCGTCCAGGTGCTCGTACTTGCATTATTGAAAATGTATATATATATGTGTACTGCATTATTATTAATATGCCTATTTATAGGAGCATCTTGTATTATAATTCCACTTATTTATTAAATATTGGAGGTTTTAAAAATGAATAATAAAGAATATATTGAATTTACAGAAAAAAAGCTAGATCAACTAAATGCATCTAGCCGCAAACCTTATACAATAACCAAACATTTAAACGGTTTAGGTTTATATAATTTATCTTACGGGCTTGACGTTGTGGCCTGGATGCTAAAGCCGCGTGAACTTTGGCAACTTGTAAATGCTTTATGTATTATAGACATTTTAGGAGGGCTTAAAAATGACAATGTGAAAGCGTGAAAGAAACCATTTTAATTATTATGTTACAAATGAAAGAAAACAACCCCACATTTATGTTGAAGCGTTAGGAACTCCCAGCGCTTCAACTGAAAAAGTTTTAAAAGATCATGGTTTTAAGTTTGATCATAGCCAAGTGCATGTATGCAGCAGCTCAAACAAATGAATTAAGGTTGTTTGTTGCACATGATCTTGACAAGCTTTTCAATTATGATATTCAATTGTTTTTCAATACTGAAGCAAAAAAAGAGTTATATACACCAGATATTCAAGAAATAAAAGATATTTGTTATTATTTTAAAATTTACAAGTGTTATATTGACATACTAAACAAGGATCTTTTTAAGATCTGTAAACCAGGCTCAAAAAGCTTGCTGGCAACTTATAACACTTATTCAAAAACTATAGATGTTTTTAATAGAAACAAATTACAAGAAAGTTATATATACAATAATGGAAAAATTGAAAAGATGAGCATTAAAAAAGCAGCTCCAAAGAAAAATAAAAAGCCGCTTACAGATCAACAAAAATTAAATGAAATGCTTGAAGCATTTCCATTTTAGGAGGTAAAAAATATGGGATAATAAAAGGCTTCATCGTGCTATAATTTGTAATATATAAATATATAAAAATACTTAAAGGAGGAAACAATAATGGCAAGATCAGAAAAAGAAATAACATTTAAATGCAACCCTGAATTAGTTGAAAAATTTGAAGATGCGTATGATAAATTACGCATCGAAGAAAACGAAGTATTCAGAAATGCAATGAGAAGAGTAATACAAGAAAACAAAAGAGAAGAAGCCAGAACAAAAAAAGAATTAGACGAAGTTTTGGCTATTGTAGATAAATTCAAAAGTGGGGAAAGCCTTACACTTGAAGAAATTAAAACTCTAGCATACACAGATATACATATGCTAGATACAGAGGAATGGAGTTCTGTAGACGACACTCTTTCCTATATTTTGGAAGAATATGGGGAGGAGTGGTCTGAATATGACGATCGTTTCCCTAATGATCCGTATCTATACGGATATATCTTAGAAGGTCATACCTTTGTGACTGGTTACACTGGTGTAGCTGGTTGCTATTGGTATGAACAAACGGGGATGCTATGCGCTTAAAAAAATAACAGCCTTTAAAAAGGCTGCTTTTTTTATACTTTCATTTTGCTTATTTGCTTTTGAATCAGCTGCAAAAAGTTTTTCTTGTTTCTTTTGTTTGAATATAAAAAAGGCCTTAAAAGCTTAGTGAAAGCCATTAAAACCCTAATTAATTAACCATCTATATTATAAACCGTGTTTTTCACTTTTTCAATTTAATAAGTTCCTCATTTATTATATTCTAGTGTAGAGTCTAAAATCGTAAACACTTTTATTAAATTTGATTCTGAATAAAGTTGAAAATAATTTGAATCCTTTTTACGATTATTTCCAATATCTTTATTCAATAACTTTGCAACCAAACTATCAAATTTTTCTTTATTTACTTTGTAATACCATAATTCTTTAGAACCATCTGTTTCTAAAGACAAAATTTCTTCATTATTTGAACATACAACAACTATTGTTGTATCTTTATAGCTTATATAAATATGCCTATGTAAAAACTTGTCTTCAAACATTCAAACACCCCAAAGCATTACTCATCCAGGATCAGAAAAACTTTTTCAAGTTGTTCTTGAGACGTTAGAAAAATCTTTTGATATCCTTCATATTTGCATAGAATCGAACCGTCAAAAAACTTTTCCATCAACTGATAAAACTTTTCTTTCTTCACATAATAAACATAATTCACAGACACATCTTCATCATCATGCGCATTGTATTCAAAAACTTTTTCAACCATCTTAGAACAAATAACACCAATCTGTACATTATCATACTTTATAAAAACTTCTTTATAAGAAAACCTATTTTCGTCCATTTCATCACTCCTAAAAACTTTTTTACATATCATTCAATATTCTTAAAAACTTTTTGTAATCTTCTCCTGATTTTAGATAAAACTTATTACATCCATTCTTTATATCTTCATAGTTTAAGCATTCAATTTCATTATCTAAAAACTTTCTATATAAACTTTTGAATTTCGGTTCACAACAAACATAATGCTCAACCACTAATATATCGTTATCATAATGACACCTAGAAAACTTTTCATGCGCCATATAAATACATACAATACGATTTTTATATTGTACAAATAAACTATCTGTATTACGAATCATAAAAAACTTTTTCACTTCTGATAAAAACTTTCTCACAATATCACTCCTATCAACCAGCGGTCATTTCCGCATGAAAATCATAATAACATTTGCCTAAATACATACGCCCATTATAGAAATGCGTTCTTAAATAAAACATCACTTTTTCAAAATTCTGCCGATCAAGCACTATAATTCTTTTAAACCCATCACGTCCATGAACATCTTGTCTATATCTATACTTTATTCCATCATTGACAATAAACTTATCAAACTTTTTATATTTTGTTTTGGTGAGATTATATTCATAACCCCATCCTTCATCATTATGCAAAATTATAAACCATCTGTTATAACAAGGCATAATTTTTAAGTATCCAACACGTTCCATGATACCGTTCCTATTTATCTGCAATCGTTTCTACATAACAATTATAATAAATATATCTTTTTCCATCATAATCAAATTTTACATATCCACCATCATTTGTTTCAATATCAATTCTTCCTTCATAGCTTGCTAAAACTTTTCCATCTGCTGTATACACATTGATTATTCTATTCAATCCACCATTCAAATCTGATTTTACATCAGTACCCCAACGATCCACAGATGCACATCCAAATAATGAAATGCTAATCATTCCAACCATTAATAATTTGTATAATTTATTCATTTTATTCCTCTTTTCTTAGACAATCCTATAAAACACACATTTATTCAAATTCAACAAACCTTGTATCTTTCACTTTCCCGCATTTCAAACACACAAGATACTGAGTCTCACCGCTGATACAATGAAACATCTCATTCTTTACACACCAAGTAAATTCATGCTTACAGAATAATCTTTTAAAAAACCATTTAATTTTGTTTATCATCTGAACTTCTTTCTATGTCCGATAACTATATATTATCAGACTAACTACAAACCTTTTAAAAGCCTAGTAAATAGGCTATTTTGTAACACTTTTCTAAAATAAAAACTTTATGAATTTTTGAGCCATGCTATAGTGTGTTTATTTATTTGTATCTTCTACGTTAATCAAGCCATGTTCAATCGTTTCTTTAGCAGGAAAGAATGTTATTTTATATCCATACGGATTTTCTTTTACCGAATCGGTCTGAATACTTGTATATGTGACATCTTTTGATAAATGTGCATAAAACAATTTATATTTATCTTTTCCAGTTTTAATCGTTACATTCAAATCGCCATCACTATCTGTTTCAATAGATATTTTTCCTTCAACAGAAAACAACGGTTCATTTGTTCTAGTATTTAATGCCACAACCTTTCTCGATATTTTAAAGTTGTTTGCATCCACTCTTAAATTATGATTAGCTGTATCTGATTCTTGGCATCCCGCCAAACCTAGACACATTGTCATTCCTAAAATTGCACATAATATTTTTTTCATTTGTTCAAATCTCCCATAATGAGCTTTTTAAGCTCTTTTTTCATCGCGTAATACATTTTCATTCTGCTACAGAACTTTTCGCCTGAAAGCTTCTCAAATGATTCTCCGTTGACATAATGACGTTTCATATATAAACGAATATCATCATCTGGAATAAGATCAATAATTGTTTCAATTTCTCTCATCTTTCCTAAGATAAGATTCTTATCATCTTCAAGCACTTTTTCTTTTGAAATAAACTTTACAAGAACATCATTTGTAATATCCTTGTTCTTTTTTGAATCCAACCTTTGTTCAAATGATGGAGATTTTGGATCTGAAAATTCTTTTTTTTGAACCTCCAAATCCTTTAAGATTCCATCCAACGATTTAAACTTTCTTTCATAGATCTTGAACATTTCAAGCTTTTTAATTAATGCATCCACTTGAACATCTACATATTCTTCATAATCCGTTTTACTCATTTTCTCTCCTATTTAATTTCTTCAATTTCCTCAATGCTGCATGATGGAAATTTCATATAGAATTTATACATTGCCATACTTTTCGATTCCTCCTGGACTTCCATCACACAAATATTATTGTCTTTGATATATTTAATTCTGTATTTCTTTAACACCTTTATATCCTAACCTTTCTAATTCTTTTTTTCTTTCTTCATTTTCTTTTATTATCAGCCAGCCACATCCTTCTACGAACCAATCATCTCCATATATATCAAAAATCTGTTTCATAGTATCATTGCAAGCATCATCTATATCTAAGTGATCTACAATAAAAGCTAATTCTTCTTTTGGTATGAATTTCATTTTGTTTCCTCAAATCCATCATACAAATATTCTTTATTCACCTTATTTTTTAAATCCATAATTTCCATCCTTTGTGCTGAAATCATATTTTCTAAACTTGTAATATGTGATACCATTACACAACTACATACAATCAATCCGCATATAGCACCTAACATCAATCCTATTGTAAACCACATATTAGAAACCACTCTCCAACGGATTACCTGATGGTGCGTTCAATCCATATAAAATTGCATATACAATAACTGCATATACAACATAAAGTACTGTACAAGTAATAATAAGATCCAGGTCCTTAATAATTGCTTTTTTAATTCTATTCATCATCATTTAAATATTTAAACTCTTTCATTAACTCATCCTTTGTTTTTTCAAACTCTGATTCGATTTGTTTCTGTACATCAATCTTAGTTTGTTTAAACCATTTCTTTTTAAATTCAGTAACTGCCCTTCGGTAAGTATCTTCTCCAGTGTCACTGCTCTGCCACCATTCTAAATCGTGTAGCACTTTAACTAAATCTTTCATCATTTCATTTAATTGAGAATCGAACATTCTGTTAACACATTCTTCTTCAAGTCTGCAATACACATAGCTGTAACTTCCACCACTCATTAGTTAATCTCCTTTTCAATCTATAATCTTACTTCCGCAATTTGGACAGTATTTAGCAGTCATATTATTCTCCTAATTTGCTTATAGCCAAATACTCGACATTTTGTTGTCCTTCATACCAATCATTTAACCAACATACAGCATCTTCGCAAGCATTCCACTCTGCGCATTCCGTCGAATACGTCCATTCTTCTTCAAAGTCATATTTGTATCTAAGATAAACTAAAAAACTATAATCATCATTTTCTGCTATGTAATCATTTAATTCACTATCTGTCATTCCTTTTTTCAATCGAACAAATTCAATTGAAGGTATTTTAATATCGTTCATAAGTAAATTTTCCTCCTAATTCATCAACTTCTTTTTTTGAATCATCCTCAAGCATTTGTCTGAATTGTTCTTTAACCTTTTTTTTATACTCTTCTTCTGTGAATCTGTTTTTTTCTAATAATTCTTTTCCAGCCATTTCTCTTTCTCACGTTTACAAGAACATCGTAATAATTTTTTAATTTTTTTGATGCTAAACTATATTCTTTTTCAATTCTATCTATCTCTGCTTGTTGTTCTTTTGTTGGATTTCCATCGCTCAATGCGCAAAGCACGTACATACTTCCATAATACTTTTCTATACACTTATCATTAAGTTCGCAAAGCTTTTTTGCTTCGTTGTACCTTAAATTACATCCTTCATATGTTTCAAATTCTTCCGGTACATCATCTCCAAATGCTGCACAATAATATTCAGTGCCATATTCGTTTGATTGACAACGCACGAATTTACATTTATCACACTTCATTTTTATAGCCCTACCTCATCATCTTGTGGCATTTGAAATACAATATTGTGTGAATATTCTAAGTAACTCTCAATCTTATCCAATACCATTAAAGATTTACACTCACTTGAATAAATACCTAATATGTCGATTCCTCTTTCTGAATATCCGTGTATGTAATATTCACTTTCATCTTTAGTGTTGTTAATTACTACTTGATTTACATTTAACAACACTTTTTTACTTTGACTTCTAATCAACATAACCTAGTACCCCTTCGCTAACCTTTCTTTATTGATCTCATTCTCCTTCATAAACACTGTCCATCGTGTTTTACCTCTCTTGTCGCCAAATAAAGGCTTATAATCAATAACTTTTAAAATTTCGCCAAATTTAATTTGCTCATCATTCCATTTAAAAATAAGAACTCCACAATCTTCTAATACTCGCATGCATTCTTGAAACCCTTGCTTAAGATCTTTTTTCCAAGTATTGATATCTAACACACCATATTTTTTGGCCAACCAAGAATTTTCTCCTGCATGAATCAAATGTGGTGGGTCAAATACAACTAATTTGAACGTGTTATCGTCAAATGGAATATTTCTAAAATCGCCTATTACATCAGGATTTACAGATAATGTCCTTCCATCACATAACGTATCTTCTAATGTTCGATTATCCATAAAAACTGTGTTCTTATTACTTTTGTCAAACCAAAACATTCTAGACCCACAGCATGCATCAAGAATATATTTATCGTTATGCAGCTCCTTTTTATTCTTCATCCTCTGTATCCTCACATTCGTGTTCTAAGCTATCTAAATCAATGTGTTGGCCACACTTCGGACAATACTCATATTCGTCATAACCGATTTCATATCTAGTGCCACACCGAGGACAAATCCATGTATCATACACAAGTTCTCCTTTGTAATATCCATCACCTTCAATATCAGGTGTTGTTGCCGTTTCTTTTTCGACCAGATCATATAAAGTATCAAGTAACTCGTGATAATAGTCTGCGCCACGCGCTTCCAATTGTTCAATTTGCTCAACATCAGGAGAATCTAGAGTTAACAGTTTATCGAACGCATATTGATATTCATTCATTTTATTTCTCCTTTAAACTAGCCATAAAATCATGAGTACAATATAGTGCAAGATTTGGTCTGTCTTGTAATCAATCTTCTTATATCTTGCTTTTAACAAATCAATAATCACATGAGTTGCAAATACAAATAGCAACTTTAACGAAATACCAAATAGGAAATAAAACGGAACACAATACAATGCACAATGTACAAACATGTGATAGAAATTATCTCCTTTTGACTTCGCAATAAAATCTACTTGTAATACATAATCGCCAACCAAATGGCATAAAATCAATTCAATCATTTTCTTTCTCGCTTTCTTTTGACCCTAAATACTTTTCTATATGGTCTTCTAAATAGGCAACTTCATCTACAAATTCATAAAATTTACAGTTATTATGTGGAAACTGTTTAGTTGGATGATTTATTGGACATTTACCACATCCGTTTTTACATAAATGCTTTTTAAGAAACTCTTCGATGTAGTCCAAGCAATTATCGAATTTTTCTATATCATCAAATACTTCTTTGTTCATCTTTACTGTCAATTTCCTCATGTTTGCTCTTTGTTCTTTTCTTAATTCTTTTGCTATTTTTTCTAAATCTTTTTCTGTCATACTTCAACCTCATCATCTTGTGGCATTTGGTAAAACTTGTTATTTTCGATTAAATGGTAACAATTTGTGTTAATAGATGGCATAATTTTACTTGGATAAGGATATTCAATTTTTTCTTGAATTTCATCCAATACAGCAAAAGCTTTTTCTTGTGTTGAATAGACACCTAATATGTCGAGTTGTCTTTCTGAATATCCGTATATGTAATATTTACTGTTATCTTTAGTGTTGTTAATTATTACTTCACTTATATTTGCCAACGATTTTTTGCTTTGGTTTCTAATCCACATACTCTAATACCCCTCTTTCAATCTTTGATAATTCACTTTGTTTTTATCGCAATATGCTTTATATACATCTTCAATCGTGAAGCCTAAGTATTCTGTGATTGCAATTAGTCTTTCAAGCTTTTCTGATTCAATTCTCGGTAAATCTGCAAGTAACCAAATAATTCCAGTGTTAAAAACTTTAATTTCACAAAAACATACTCTAGCATGGTCTATCATTTGTTCTTCTGCTCTCAACTCCTCTTCACCACTACCGAAATGATTTTGATAACTTAAAACGAAATGCCAAATATCAACTAATTCGCCTAGCACCTTGCTTTTATCAACTTTTGGTTGTGTTTTCTTCCACCAACACCAATCCCCTTTTAATTCGTGCGTAAGTTCTCCAACTTCATCTAAAATTGCGAAGCCAAGATTTTTTTCGTCAATTTCAGCTAATCCGGATTCTTTCATAATTGCTTCATCTAGTTTAGCTTGCATTTGAAGCATTTCTTTTATTAAATCAATATCTTTACTTGTCATTTGTTTCTCCTTTTTTTTCTATAAAATTCATGATATACGTTAATTCTTTCATTCTTTTTACTGCTTCTTCTTTAATGAATTGCAAAGCTGCTCTCTTTGCTACTTCAAAACTTTTAAACGGACGAAAAATGCCTATTGTTTCTCCAAAATACAATGTCAAATATACATAAAACAATTTTGGCTCACTCTCGTTAAGTTGGTGTTCTTCAATTGTTGCGATTGCTCTGTTTTCATTGTAGGCATCAGTCAATACAAGTCGTGTTATTTTTTGCCCGTCAAATCTATTTTTTTCCCATATTAATTTCATATTTTTCTCTTCGGCAACAACTTCAGATTTTTTATCTTTTGTTATTCTATGTTTTACATGATCTTTACCGGTCAATAGTCTATATAAACAAGCTTTTCCGCCTAAAAAACCAATACCTTTAGAATCAATATACATTGATCGTATTTCTAAATCTTCATTAAAATACAGTGGGCTGTATTGCTTAAACTCACCATCTACATCAAATGCATCATATGGTTCTAAGCCATTGTCTTCCATGAATTTTTCAATCACTTTTGGTTCAATCATTCTATTTCCTCCAATTCCAATTCTTCGCATATTTTTACGATTATAAATCCATTCCTTGAACGCTTTATTTTTCCTTTTTTCTGTTTGGAATACATGGATCTAAATGTATTGATTGTTGTTTCTAAAAACAATGCACATTCATCTTCTGTTCCAATACAAGCAGGAAGATCATCCTTGTATATTCCATATATTTTTCGTGCCATCAGTTCAACCTGTAATTCTTTCCAGGCTCTTTCTCAATTTCAAAGAAGAAACCATTGCACTTTTCAACAATTCGTCCAACTACCGCTTCATTTATATCAATCATTTCCTGGCTTGTTCTTTCGCAGGATATAATCGTCTGCATGTTGTTGTTATAGCGATAATCAATCAAATCAAAGATTGCTTTATCATCCAACTTATTGGCACTAGATTTGAATAAATCATCTAGATACAAGATTTGAGCGTGTTTAGCACGTTCTAGAAGCGAATAATCAAAGTTGCTAATAGAATTGCTCAACTCAATGTATCTGACGTACATAACACGTTTATTTTGTTCTAACAACCAATTACTGATTCCTGAACATAGATGTGTTTTACCGCATCCACTCTGTCCTAAAAACATCAACCAATTGCAAGGCATATGTTCTGCAAAATTGTTTTTACAATCGGCAATGTAATTCACCGCCATTTTTTTGATTGCTTCCTGCCAAGGATCAGATGCTACAAAATCATTGATTCGTTTATTCAACAAATCACCTAGCCCACTGTTCTTTTTGTTCTTCTCAATCCATTCACTGCGATAGCTTGACAGTTTCTCACAGTCATTTCTTTTTGAACAAAATACCTTTGTTGGAGCCACCAGGTATTTCCCGTCGTAATACGCTGGCTTTTCCCAAATACCACAAGCTCCTGCTGCCATGCATTTGTCACAATCACTTTGACAATGTTTGCTTTTAAGATATTTCTTATTTTCTTCATTTTGTTTTTGGATTATTTCACTAACTGGCTGCATTACATCTTCATTCCTTTCGTGATCACAAAATTATTTGTTTTTTTAACTGGCGACACACTGTTTAAGTAAATTTCAAACTTAGATCCAAACAATGTATCAGGCCTTAAATATTTGTTCATTTTTGTATCGTTTAACCAATCATAAGCTTTCACATCAATCACAAGTTTAAAGTCTTCTAATCTGAATCCTTCATTCCACCTAGCCCGAATCTTCTCTCTAGCAATGCGATTACTGTGTTTGTAATGCTTTGAACATTTAGAATTCAAGTAGTCAATAATTTCAACATAAGGGATTGTTTCTGATACTGATAAATCAGTGTCGTCGGAACTTTCTTTTATATTTCTTTTATTAACTGTGTTACTAACTGTGTATATAACTGTCTTAGATTGGCCATTTTTGACTATTCTACAATTGCCATTTTCGACCGTTCGATTAGTCACTTTTGACCAATCTATACTTAAAGCACTTTTTAACTTTTCTCCTACTTCTCCAAACGCATACCAAGTTGTATGATTCCATGGATTTTCGTTATAGTTTCCCTTGACTAACAAGCCCAGTTCAACCATTTTATTTAAGATTCTTTTTATCTTTTGAACATTCCAATACGGGAACATTTTATGCAATCCTTCATATGTATTGAACGTCCAATATTTCCCGTCCTGGAAGTTGTAATTATTTGCTTCGTTTTTGCTGATCCAAAAGCAAAACATATCGAACATGATAGCTATTTCAACTCCATATTCATTCGCAATTTCCGCATCAAAACTATGTTTCATACTATCCTCAAAATAAAGATACTTCCTTTATTCTCTTTCTATTCCTTGTATTACTTTTAGGTAGAATCACAAGCTCATAAAGCCTTCCATCTACCTGATAAAAACGATATGCTGCACCCATACAAGAAACATTTTTTCTTTGTACAAGAGCAGCTGTTATTCCATATTCTTCAAACATATAAACTGCATCAGGAACTACTTGTAGAACCTCATATGATGCATTTTGAACCTGAATAACATCTCCTGTATTAACATTAGTAGCTTCTTTCATTTGTTCACCCCGTAACATCACTTGCTATCTTGAGTATGTGATGTTTTTTTATCTTTTAACTTTGTTACCATTTCTTCTATTGGTTCTTGTATCAGGCTTAAATCATATTGATCCAAGATTTTTAAATCACATAGATACGTTATTAGATCGTACCAACTTCCTATTCTTGAAATCACTTCTAATTCATCCATTGTTAAATCGAAACAATTGGATACAGCATAAGGAATATTATCTGCATAATATGTAATACTATGAATTCCTTTATCTTCTTCATTCAATTTCTCGTAGATTTCTTCTTTTTTTAAATCAATAAAAACCCTTCCAATTACATCAATCGGTTCTCTGTAACATTGTGGTTCATGTTCCTCACACTTAGTTTTCTTTTTTCTGAAAAACATCTTTACCTACTTTCTTTTCGCATAACTCAATGATTCGAGATTTTGTTTTTTCATTTTCCTTGTTGTACGAACATAGATTCTTGTGGTTTCTAAACTAGAATGTCCAAGAATGTCCGCAAGTTCTGTAATTGCATTTTCACCATTCTGCATTAAATACTGAATGGCGAACAGGTGCCTGAATGCATGAGGATGTACTTTACCAAGCTTAATCCCTCTGCATTTACCGGCAATCATCTTTAAGTCTCTAGACAATACACGAGCGTTTACAGGACTTTTCTTATCAGAAGATGTAAATATACACCCTTCTTCAATTTTATTGTCCTTGCAGTATTTAAGGAGTTCTCGACGTAAGTCTGAACGAAGAATGATTCCTCTACCTTTTCCTTTGTTCATAACATACACATTGTCATCCGTTACTGCTTCTACAGTGAAGAACTGTAATTCGCTCAAACGAATGCCAGTATAGCCAAAAACCTTCATGATCTCGTATAAGTCCATACGATTGATTTCTCGGGCTTTTTTCAGTAGTCTTTGAAATTCATTAGGCTCTAGAATATCATCCAAAGAATCATCTTTCTGGACTCTTACGTTCTTCAATAAATTCTTTGAATAATATTTCTTTAGCTTAAGAAAATTAAAATCATCATCTGAATCTATGATTTCTGCATATTTAATAAATTTATTAATAATCACAATATAGTTGTTTACTGTACTGATTTTATAATCGTGCAGTAGTTTATCTTTAACACCAACTATATCGTGCTTTTGTATTTCACCATCAGGCAATGAGTTAACAAACAAAGTAGTTACATGTTTGTATTTACGAATGGTATTCTTACTTTTTTCATCCGCTGTTTCTTCTTCTATGAACCCGTTAATCTTTGCTCGTAACTCATCCTTAGTCATATTACTTAACTACCTGTATAAGTGTTGTAGCCAAAATCTTAGTAGATAAGAACACACATACATTAAGCGCAAGTAAAGCGATATTAATGCATGTACATGCAACTACATAATTCTTTGGCTTAGGTTTCTCTTTAATGAGAAACTTGTCATCTAACTTATTGATCTCATACTTATCGAAATCGGGAATCACCCAAGTTTCCTTCTCTTTTTCTTTTGTCATTTTATATCTCCTTATATAATAGTGATTGGAGGTGAAAAGAAATGTCTGATTTAGCAATTCAAATCCACAAATTTGTCCTAGCAAACAAATATGGTGAGTATGATACATGTAGCATAGAAAATGTTTCCAAAGCGTTCCCAGGCTATACAGTATATCAACTCGAAGATGCTCTTGATGAACTAGCAGACCGTGGATATATCAAATCAAACGGTCATTTTGATGCTACTGATTATTACACTTTTACAGTGTTGAAATAACCCTTGGCATTAGCACTCTTTTGAGTGCTTTTTTTCTCTTAACCTTTCATGAATCGAATATGCTCTATCTTGATGGTCTATTCTTTTCACCAAAATCCAATCCTTAGCCAAAATATCATTTGTTGTAATACCTGCCATACGAACAATATATCCTTTAAAAGGAATATAAGCGCCATAGCCATAAATAGCATTATCAAACGGCACTAAATAGCCATTTACAGTTGTGAGGAATGAATTCTGGCGTACCATTCCCATTTTTCTTTTCTTTGCCAGCTTAGTGGCTTTAATAATATTCATTTTTTATTTCTCCTTTTAGAAACTGTGGTATAATAACCATGTGATTAATTTACAAGGGCTCACTACCCTAGCACTCTTGCCCAAGAGTGCTTTTTATTTGTTCCTTCCAAATGTCATTAAGCGCACTTTTAGTCTCAGGAAAATGCTCAACAAATATTGGAGTGGGAACTACAAGAACCTTTCCAAGCATAGTAGCGCGATATGATCCTTCAAATATTTCACCTTTTTTGTCTTTTTGTTTGCGTAGATTACGTAAAATCTTTCTAGCCTGTGTATCCTTTACTGGTAAAACAAGCACCACATCTTTAACAGTCACATATGCTTTCATTTTTCTTCGTTCTCCTTTCCTTTTGAATCTTGAATTTTGCTTCGATCTAAAATACACGCGATATATCCTTGGTCATACTCGTTGATGTCATATCCCATCTTTTTGAGTTTTTCCAAGGTTTCTTTGACATTTTCATCAGTTGACATCACATCCCTCCTTTCAAGTTAATTACATTAATATTATAGTTAGTTAAAATAACTTTGTAAACAATTATTTGTTATTTTAGTTAACTTCTACTTTTTCTTTTGTTATAATACATTTAGCCATAGAAAGCTGGTGACCTCATGGAAGAAACGATTGGGCAACGAATTAATGTTGTCAGAAAGAAATTGAATTTAACTCTTGAAAAATTTGGTGAAAAAATCGGAATTTCAAAAGTTTCCGTCAGAGCCATAGAAAAAGGAATAAATAACCCTTCAGAACAAACTGTAAAATTAATTTGTAGTGTATATAACGTTGACTATGCATGGTTAACTCAAGGTGTTGGAGAAGATATTTTTATTTCCATCCCTGAGTCAAAGATAGATCAAATTATGGAAGATTATGGCTTAACTGAAAAAGAGCGACCACTTGTTCGAGGATATTTGGAAGCGCCTGAAGAAGTCAGACAACAAGTTGCCGATTATTTAAATTCAATTGTTGAAAGAGAAATAGCAAGAAGAGAAAAAGAAAAGAGTAACAAGAAATAACTTGTTACTCTTTATTTTATAATTCTATTAGATCGTTTTAATCTTCTGAATCTTCATTTGATATTTTTACAGATGGAAACGCTATAACTATTTTGTAATCATCGTAAGTTGATGCATCGTCTAAGTCAACGTGGTTTGGACTTATATTAAATTGTTGCTTGTCTTTATAATCTAAATTGCTAATACGTTTACCTGTAGAACCAATTAATTTTTTATCTTTATAGAATACACCTATAATCTCTACTTCTGATACCCCTTCAGGATATTCCTCCATGTCACTACAAATTGATCCAACTAATTCCTTATGTGTTTTGCCTTCGGGATTGGAGCCATAATTTTTCACATCGTCAATTCGAGTGTCTTTTAATTTGAAAAGATCATTAGATTTTTTACCTTTAGCCAAAGGTTCAGAAAATCCACCGGAGTTTTCAATATCTTCAATACTAAATTTAACTTTAGCAGGTTTTTCACTAACTGAGGTTACGTACCAAGAAATATATGTATGATCTTTAGCTAATATATAACCAGTATACATTCCTTCTTCTTTAATGCTATATCCATCTTCATCTTGGCAATCAATAAATAACCCTTGGTAATTGTTTGCATCATATGAATTTGGGTTAATCACTTCTACTGAATAATATACATCACATATACCATCTCCTCTATCTTGAATATCATAGTAAGATTCTCCAATTTTCAATGATTGATTTTTAATGACATTATCTTTATTTTCTGTTGATGATGTATTGTTGTTTGAACATCCTATTAAACATATAACCATCATTAAAGATAATGCTAATGATAAGTACTTTTTCAT